AAAAAAGAGGGAGCCGAAGCTCCCTCTCTCGTTCATTCTTCAGTCAGAAGTTCTGGTTCTGACTTTACTTCAAGCAGTTTATCTCCGGTCGTAACCTCAATTTTCTTAGGCTTTTTACTATCGGGGATAATGTTTTTAAGGCTGATCGTGAGCATACCGTGTTCGAGGTGTGCTCCTTGGATTTCAATTGTGTCAGCAAGTGTGAATTGCCGAGTGAAGGATCGATTAGCAATCCCTCGATGAAGAAGATTAACTTCATCTTTTTCTTCCACCTTTCCAGTGACTGAGAGTTTTGCATCCTCAAGCGTCACGTCAAGATCCTTTTCAGTGAATCCAGCCACTGCTATCTCAATAGAGTAGTGGTCTTCATCCTGTTTGAGAATATTATATGGTGGGTACTTTGATACTGGTGTTTCCGCTGCTCTGTGAAGATCATCAATATGTCTCCAAAGACGGTCAGCACCAACAAAGAATGGGTCAAATTTACGAATTGAATCATATGTAGTCATAGCTACCTCCTTAATAAGCGAGATTTATGTTACGAGGACCCATTAGGCATCCTCACTATTATTTATACATTATCGTCAATCATATACATACTTTTTAGTTTTTTCCAAGTTTCTTTCCAGTCCTTCACTTGGAACACTTCACCTTTTCCCTCATCGATAATTCTTTTTGCAAGAGTGTAATCGTTACCACCCTCTTCAGTCTTATCACCAAAGAAAGTGATCTTGTCTTTGTTTTTAAAATTATCTAATATCTGTGATTTGTCTTTGCCTTTTGGAAAGATATCGATACTAATTTCTCCACCAACATCTGCTTGGAGTTCGTCAGTCCAACGCCAGTTGATTGCCGTAGCAATTTGTGACCGTTCGTTGTGCTTCTTATCCCATTCATAATATAAGTCTCGTTGTTCTTGAGTCGCATCTCGACCAACAACTGAGAAGTTTACCATACCAGGTCTGCGCTCAATATGATTACCACACTTTTCTGTATAATGTGTATGCTCCAAACAAATCTCAAGATAATCAATTAACGTATCTGGAGCAGTCCAACCTGTAGTGGATTGAAGTTTTCCATTCTTGTAAATTTCATTACCAGAACAATTAAACGAGTATTGTGCAGCAGCAAATACATCGGAACCAACTTGCTCAATGGTCTTTGCACTGTCACTACCCGTAACAAAACACACTTTGAATTTCTTTTGAAAATTTAAAAAGTATTGTTTGAATTTTGGATTCATTGTGCCACGGCTTGGTGTCAATGTTCCATCTACGTCAAAAAGAATAATGTTCATGATATAAAGTTAGCGAGGGGTAGGAAAAGGAGAAAAAACTACCCCTCGCATTACCTTATGCTGCCGCTAGAGCACGGTAGCCAGCAGCAACAACCTCACGTGAAGGAGTACCGAGACGATAGAAGTTCTTTGTCTCACCCTTGCTATTTGTTGTTGGGTTAGAATAGATAGCAAACCCCTGCATACGAAGTGCAGAAACAGTAGCACGAGCATTACCTACACCAAAGCGAGATTCAATCTGTTTTGCTGTTAGTTTTTCGCCGTTCTTTAGAGCAGCAAGTACTTTTTCTGTCTTAGTCATATTATATTCACTTTCTTTCAGTTTTTAAAACAACGACGATCTTTCTAATGAAGGCTTCCGTCATTCCCACCTGCGTCTTAAATTTATACACGTTGCAGGCTTAACAGCGTTTATACTCGCTCGTGTTATTATTAATATACTCTATCCAATTAAATAAGTCAATAGTTTTTTTCAAAAATGGTGCCCCCACACAGAATCGAACTGCGAATTGATGATTACAAATCAACTGTTATACCGTTTAACTATAGGGGCAATGGCTCCGTGACCTGGACTCGAACCAGGGACATATGGATTAACAGTCCATTGTTCTACCAACTGAACTATCACGGAATAAACTTTAAACCTCTCTTAATTCAAGTTCAACATAGTCCATCAAATCACGGACTTTGCGCTTCTCATCAGAGGTCAGACGAGCAAGTTGACGACGAATGTGACGAGGGCTATCATCTTCGGCGATACGCTTAATCACATCAATCATCGTGGTGTAAGTATAATCCATAACAAAAACTCCTCATCAATCAATCATTATATACAGTATAATCTATACTGAGAAATAAGTCAAGTGTTTTTTCAGACAATCTAAAACTCCTCGTACTCATCAACAAATGACCTCGTTTTGTAATAATACATGTTAAGGTCGTAGTCATCTTTTGCTTCTTTATAATCTGTGAATGTATACTCGTCTGCACCAAGCCATACTTCACCAGTTTCCCAGAGAACAATTTCATAGCAATTAAATTCACCAGTTACCTGATTGAAGAATGATTCTTTGACTGTTCCTTGCATCAAACCATTTTGATGGTTGGATACCCAAACAATTGTCTCATCAGCATAAGGTTTAAAGTTTGACATTACGCTACCTCCTCAGATTTAAACTGAACGATGTCCATCAACTCTTTGACAAGTTCACGACCCTCGTCGGTGAACAGGATGCCCTGTTTCCAAACCCAGTGCTCAACAGATTGACTGTCGTAGAACGTCTCTGAGGACGTCATCCACCGAAGAGCATTGATACGGTTGCCGGCACCAGCCTCGATCACCTTAGTGATCTGAGCTTTGAACTCTTCGAGAGCCTGAGCCTCAGCAGCCTGCTCGGCAGCAATCGATTCCTCGATTGACCGCTCGATGTAGTCAGCCGTCTTACGAAGGTCTTCGATGCTCATGCTATCGAAGTCGTAGTGGCGACCTTTGACACCGAAAGCGGTTTTGTGACCCTCGTAGATATAGATGATAAGGTCTTCACGCTCTTCAGCTTCCGTGTAAACTTCGTCAAGAAAAAGTATTTCTGTATTGGTCATATCAATCTCTCTTTCATTTCTCATCATATATACATTATATAATTAAAATGAAATAATGTCAACCCATAAAATACATTATTTAAAAAAAAGATTTGTTTGATATCAATGACTTAGAGAATGTTAGTCTTTTTTCTTGCCAATATTATATTTGGCTACGAGTTCCCACTCGTCTTTTTCCTTGAACGGAAGCACTTTAATTTGACTAATTGGAGAGATTGGATTCTCTGTCTGCGATTCAATCACAACTTCAATTAGATCCCACTCTTTGAGTAGGTTTGTGATTGTATTGCGACGAGCCATGTCAGACTCAGAGAAATTGGAGGGTTTGCCATCAAGAGCGAATAACTCTTTGAAATGGACAATGTAGTATCGACCCTGCTTATGAAGAATATGACAAGACTGATACAGCGTCTTTTCTTTTTTAGATGCTACACCAATTCGTGTGAGGGTCTCTCGGACTTTGAGAAAGTCATCGGGATTGCGTAGTCGCACTTCCACAAGACTATTAATATCAAAACTCATTTTTTCAATCCACCTTTTTCAAGTTTCTTCTTAATATTGTTTATATCTTCGGCAGACAAAATATCCATGACGACTTTCGCTTTTTCATAACTATAGTCAAAATACTGGGCTATACATTCCAGGTCATCGTGATGTTCAGTCTTAGACCATTTAGCAAAACGTTTCTGTGGTCTAACAATATTTATAAAAAAAGAAAACTGAGACTTCTTATTTGCATGGTGATGAGCGTTCATTTCATTTGCGGCAAGAACGGTATCTTGAAAGTATGAAAACTGACGATTGGTCATGAATGGAACGTAACCCTTCTCGTCAAACTCACCTTTAGTTAGGTCTTTACCTGCATTGATTGCGTTGATATAATCATATGGATTGGACATTAATCAAACTCACAGTCTGACATAATCTCTGTAAGACAGGCTACAAGATTGACTTCTTGGTCAGCGACGAATGCTGACTTATAAGAGTAGTTTGCAATATGCAACACGAGTTGTGGTACAGACCGATCAACAATAAACTCTGACGCTGTATCATATAGTTTCCGATATAACACAGTTGGTTCAACATCAGAATTTGTACCAACCCACTTACGCATTTCTTTCCAGTTACGAGCTTTAAGAAAGTCAACAAGTTTCTTGTAATTATCTTCTGACATATTGACGAGAATGCCAGTATCAATAACACCAGAAGCAGAGTACCGTTGAAGTTCATTGAGAACTCTGCGCCAATCTGGAAAGTGTTTCATGATCAGTTCGGCAACAACTTTTTTGTCAAACTCAATATTTTCAGTAGCAAGAATATTCTCAACACGCTTCATAAACTGCGAAGCAATCTCAGGTTTATCTTTACTACCAATCTTAAACTCAATCACAGAACACCGAGAATGAAGAGGCTCAATGATTCGGTTCTTGAAGTTACACGTCATAATGAAACCACAGTTCTTACTGAACTCTTCCATAAAGTTGCGAAGAGCAGGTTGAGTTGACTGTGGGTTGAGATAGTCTGCTTCGTCTAGGATGACGTACTTTCGTGCGCCTGTGAGGGACACAGTTGAAGCAAAGTTTTGAATCTCATTTCGTAGTGTATCGATGTTACCGTTCATCGAACCATTGATAACAATATAATCGAAGCCACATTCTTCCAGCATTGCTCTCGCAACAGTGGTTTTGCCAACGCCAGGTCCACCAGTCAATAGTAGATTTGGTACATAGTTTTTCTTGACAAACTCAGCAAACGTTTTCTTGAGGTCTGCTGGAAGAACGCAGTCTTCAATTTTAGAAGGTCGATAAGTTTCCACCCAAAGCATAATATAATCTCCACAAAGTAATCATCACGTTACGTTAATTCAGTATAAAGTAATACGAACGTTACTTTGTTTCGGTAGCTACGAAATATTGAAGATCGCCTTTCTCTGTTGTGAAGTGACTGATGCCTTTTGATGAAACAGCAACATTATAATCACGTTGCATCATCTTGAGGTTATCGACTTTGAATACTACTTCAAACTCTTCAGATGTTGCACCAACGGTAACACGATAATTGTTTGATGTTGAGTTCTTTACATCACCAACAACAATTTCGATGATTGAGCCATTACCAACAACTGACCAGTTTGGTGCTTGAAGAACACTTGCTGCTTGCATTGTGGACTTGAAAACATCAGTGGTCAACTTAAATTCAACAAGAGTATCAGGTAGTTCAATGTCACGATCAGGTGCAGACATCACCATTGACTCATCAGCATAAAAATACCGAATCGATGATTTACCATTCGCAACAACTACATTGCTATCTTCAAAGACAAAGTTAGGCTTTTCGAACAGGCTGATTGCACTCAGAAACTGATTGAGGTCATAGATAGCAAACGCCGAATCAAACTTATCTTCAACTTGAGCAACAGCCATTACTGTCTTCTGAGGAGAAATAGTGCGGATCTTGTTGCCAGATTTAACAGCAAGGTTTTGGTTGATGCCAGAGAAGTTCTTGAGAACGGATAGTGTATTGTCAGAAATATTCATAATTTAACTCCATGTTATAATCAATAATTAAGTATAGTTCAAATCACGCCAAAAGTAAAGAGATTTACTTGAGTTTTTCTCTTGGGTCAGCAGTAGCAGATGCACCAATCTGAGCAATGTCAACAAGACTACCACCAAACTGATATGAGCCAGTATGATTAAGTCGCATCCAAGGTGCCATCCACACTTTGATATCAGCCTTACGTGCCCACTGACAGAACATATAATCTTCTGACAGATAACGCTTAGAGTCAGGACAGATTACACAATCAAAGTATGCCATGATTTCACGAGTGCCATCAAAGTTATCAGAACGAACATGATCTGGCTTGTAATAAAACTCTGGATATGCTTTTGCATAATTCTCAAATGCTTTGCGCTGAATCATCATGAATCCAGTACCGCCTTCAAGAACTTCAACTGGCTCATTTAATGGAATCTCTGGTCGACCATCTGCTGGGTTGAAAACATAGTCACCAACAAAGTTGGCAAGTTTCTGAGGATTCTCGTCAGCAAAACCTTTGTCAACTGCTCGTTTGATTTTTTCCCACGAGATAACCTTCTTAGGGTATGGACCACAAACAATATCTTTATCTGACTCTGGATCAGCTATAGCTGCAAGAGCAAGAACATCATGTGGATTGAAACCAATATCGGAATCAATAAACATTAAGTGTGTGTAGTCACTCCGCATAAACTCATCAGCACAATAGTTTCGGGCACGAGTAATCAGAGACTCATTGAATAGGAAAAAGAATTCTGTTTGAATTTCATATTCAGAACAAATTTTCTGCAACTCAATTATTGCTCGTGTATATTGACCACCACACTGCCCTCCGTACATTGGCGTCGCAATAAAAATCTTTCGCTTTCTCAATTCACTGATATCAATGCTAATTTCATTCATTCTTTTTCTCCATGTTGTAGGTCATGATTATACATTGCAATGATTGCATAGTGAATAATCTTCATAAGGTCTTTGCGATTATATCCATCTTTCTTACCATATCGTTGAGCATACTTCATCACATTACCCAAGCAGAATCCTTCACCATGACCACCGTCAATAATGAATTCAGTTGCTTGATATTTGTTTGTGGAATAATGCTCACCGTAAGTACCATCAATATAATCTTGCAGTTGGCGAAGGATTTCACCTTCATTATATTTATACTCTATCATTCAGTTCTTTCCAATTCGTAATCAATTTCATTCAAATATTTTTTTTGTATTGAATTTCATTACCAGAAACAAACGCAAAAACATCTGCTTTCGACATTCTATCTTTTTCTGTTATTTTTTCATTCCAAGGTTTTACTTGTATGTTTAATTGCTTACCATTCGTTAATATACATTCAATATCAACCTTATCAATCATATCTCTTTTCGAACCTAAACCACCTGTTCTTTTAACGGAAGCAATGCTGTTATTATTCTTCAAATCTCTGACTACAATATCTTCAGTTTCTTCACCCTGTTTCCATGTTCCATTAACAACATTTGACAATTCTTTAAACAAATGGCTATTAGTATCTTTGATATCAGGGTCATTAGATACACGGTTAAATAACATTTCCATATCTAAACTTGATATACCATAATAATCTAATAAAAATTTAACACATTTTCTATTAGTTGTCAATAGAGAATATGTCTTGCTACCTGGATTTTCATTAGACAGATCAATGAAAAATCTTTTGTATTGTTCTCCATACTCTGTATATTCAATCGCTTCTTTGATGTCATTTAAAGTAATCATATTTTCTCAAATATTCTTCTGCATTATCCATCTCTGAAAGGTGTAACCAAAACACATTCCAATCTCTAGCTATATCAATAATTCTCGTTCTGTTTTTTAAATTAATATTTTTATTCTGTATTAATGTATCAAATAGTTTTGACACACCAGAATCGATTTGTAAATTTAAATGTTTCTTAACTTTACCTATTTTCTCAAATTCTGGAAACGCATTTCTAACATGGTGTTTCTGGAATGGTTTGTTGACTTCTTCCCAATCCATAC